TGGGTGAAGTTCGGACCGACCCCCGAGGAGCCGATCTACGAGGCCGCCACCTTCGTGGTCCTGTAATCTGGCCACGACACCTATACGACTAGGAGGCCCGCCGTGGTCATGAGTGCAGGCCAGGCCAAGGGCCTCGCGCACGAGAACTTCCCGTCCTTCCTGCGCCAGCGGGAGAACGTGACGATCCTCGACGCCTGGGCTCGTGGCGAGCAGCGCCAGGCCGCCGAGCACGGGCTCCATGAGATCAACGGGCAGGTCTACTCCCCGCGCGAGCAGCTCGTCACCGACGAGTACAAGCAGCTCTCGCGGCTGTCGCCGACCCCGATCGGTGGCCTGGTCGTGACCTCGCTCGCGCAGACCCTGTACGTCGAGGGCGTCCGCCGCGCCGGCAGTCAGGACAACATGGAGGTCTGGACGTCCTGGCAGCGGAACGGCTGGGACGCCCGGCAGATCCCGCTGCATCGTGCCGCGATCAGTCACGGCCTCTCGTTCGCCACCGCCCGCCCGGACCGCGACCCGCTGACCGGCGACAAGATGGCGAAGATGAGCGCCTTCTCGGCGAAGCGCATGGCCGCGTTCTACGACGACCCCAACGACGAGTGGCCCACGTTCGCGCTGAAGGCTGACCCCGTTTACACGGCCGAGGGATTCCAGGGTGAGTGGACGGTCGAGGTCATCGACGAGGAGGCGGTCTACTTCCTGTCGTGCGAGGACAACGGCTACGACCTGGATGACTGGACCTTCATCTCGTTCGAGACGCACGGCATGACCGTGCCGCCGATCGTGCGCTACGCCAACAACCTGGACCTGGACGGCCGGGCGACCGGTGAGATCGAGGCCATCCTGCCGATGCTGGCCAGGGTCGACCAGAACACGTTCGACCGCCTGATCGTGCAGCGTTTCGGCGCCTGGAAGGTCCGGTACATCGCCGGCATGGCGAAGCCGTCCGACACCACCGACAAGGTGGCCGCCGCGATGCGCCTGAAGATCGAAGACCTCCTGATCTCGAGCAACCCGGACACCAAGTTCGGGACGCTCGACGCCACGGACATGAAGCAGTTCCTCGAGGCCGACGATCACGACCTCCGCATGCTCGCCGCGATCAGCCAGACCCCGCCGCACCACCTCCTCGGGCTCAGCTCCAACCTGCAGGCCGAGGCGCTCCAGGCGGCGACCGAGGGCCTGATGCGCAAGTCCGGCGACTTCAGGATGATCAACGGCCAGTCGCACGAGCAGCTCTTCCGCCTGGTGGCGTACGCCAACGGCAACGTCGAGGAGGCCAAGGCGGTCGACACGCAGGTCCGCTGGCGCGACATGTCGTCGCAGTCGCTGATCTCGACGGCCAACGCGCTCTCCCTGATCGCCACCGGCCTGAAGGTCCCGGTCGAGATGCTGTGGGAGCGGCTGCCCGGCTGGAACGACACCGACACCGAGCGCGCGAAGAAGCTGGTCGAGTCCGGCGCCTTCGAGAAGCTGGTCGCGGAGCTGGAGGCCGACATCGCGGCCGACTCGGCGAAGAAGATGGCCGAGGCCGTCCCGCCCGCTCCGGTGAAGACCGGCGGATCGGATAACTGATGGCTACCTCAGCGGCCAGCGCGGCGCTGACGGAGGCGCACCGGATCGAGCAGAACCGGAACAGCCTGCTGGTCACGTACGTCGTGACGCAGCTCTGGCTCCGGACGATCGTGGCCGACGACATCGACACGTCGGCGGCCAACCTGATCGCTCGCCTGATCCCACTGCTTCGTCAGCGGCGCGACTTCTCGGCCATCACCGCCCGGAAGTACTACCAGGAGTTCCGCAAGCTGGAGGTGCGCGGCGGCGACGGCTTCGAGCTGCCCGCCATGACCGAGATGGACATCCAGGCCCTAGAGACGTCGCTGCGCGTCATGGGCCCGGTCGCCCTGAAGACGAAGATCGGCGAGCTGCCGAAGACCGACATCGGTCCGGACCTCCAGCCGCGCATCCACCCCTCGCTGATCCAGAACGCGATCGAGGAGACGGCAACGATGGTGGCCGGCGCCGCGACTCGCCACGTCCTGAACGGCAGCCGCGACGAGATCCAGTCCGCCCTGGACGAGGATCCGGTGGCGCTCGGCTACATCCGCGTGACCGACGCCGACCCCTGCTACTTCTGCGCCATGCTGGCCAGTCGCGGGCCGGTGTACGGCGACGACTCGTTCGACCAAAGCGACCCCCGCTTCATCGGCGAGGGGTCTCATAAGGTGCATGACCACTGCGGCTGCGGCGTCGAGCCTGTCTACGACCGCAAGACCGCGTGGCCCGGCCGGGCGCGCGATGCCGAGGAGGCGTGGATCGCGCTGTCCAAGGATCTCGGCCGCGTCCCGACGATCAACGACTTCCGAAAGAGGTGGGAGGGCCGGGACTGATGCCTGGCAAACGGGTCCGACGCTGGAAGCAGTATCACGCACTGCGGCGCAAGGGGATGTCCAAAAAACGGGCAGCCATGATAGCCAACAAGAAAAAGCGCCGCAAGCGGTAGGCAAGTCCAGCGGTTGAGATGCAATCCGGCTAGCACGGATCGTATCCTCGTGTCAACGGGCCGCCGCAGGAGGTCGCCCACTTAGACCCTAGGAGGTCACCGTGCCGAAGATGCCGGAGAAGGTCGAGGACTGGACCGCACCGTGGGAGACCGCGACGGGAGAGAACGAGATCGACAAGCCGAGGCTGAAGCGGTACCTGTTCGGGATCCTGACCGACAAGGAGAAGCTGCAGGGCAGCGTCACCGAGAAGGACACCAAGATCACCGAACTGGAGGGCAAGATCACCGCCGCGTCCCGCGAGGGCGAGACCGAGGTGGACAAGCTCAAGCGCGAGCTGAAGGAGGCCAAGGACGCTGCCGCCAACACTGGCGGGAACGACCTGGAGCTGACGAAGCTGCGGGTGGCTCTTCAGAAGGGCCTCAAGGAAGGCGACGTCAAGCGCCTGGTGGGTAGCACCGAAGCGGAGCTGCTGGCCGACGCGGACGAGCTGCTGAAGTCGTTCGGAGCCCGAGGCAACTCGGAGGACGGCGAAGGCGGCGACCCGGAGGGTGATCCGATCCGTCGGACCCCGAGGGGGCACAACAACCCTGGCGACCCGAACCCTGGCGCCGGCGCCGACGTCGATGTGATGAAGGTGCTGGACAGCATCCCTCGGATCCGCTGACAAGACATCCGCACGATCCTCGCCACGGGGGTCAAGCGGCCATCACGATCTCGTAGGAGGTCCCCGTGGCAGTAATCAAGGCGAAGCCGGAGAAGATCGTCGAGTTCTTCCTGGCGATGGTCGGCCGAGAGCTTCTGGGCCCCGACCTCATCACCCGCGTGACCGAGGACTTCTTCAAGGGCGCGCAGAACGACACCGTTAGCATGCGGGTGGGCAACCTGCGTGCGGTCGCGCGCGACTACGAGTTCCGTACTCGTACCGCCCCGATCGTGATGGACGACATCGAGGGTGGGGACACCATCCCGATCACGCTCGACCGTCACGTCTACAGCGCCACCGGCCTGACCGACGAGCAGCTCACCCTCGACAACCTCGAGTTCGCGAGCGACGTTCTGGTCCCGCAGGTCGAGGCCGTCGTGGGCAACTACGAGTCGAAGGTCGTCGCGGCCTTCCGGGGCGCGCAGGCTGCAGCCACGGTCACCGGCACGCTGGACACCGACCCCCACCTGGTGGCGGTCGAGGCCCGGCGCCTGATGAACGGCTATCAGACCGCGCCGTACTCCGGCCGCGTGTTCCTGATCGGCTCGGACGTCGAGGCGGCCTGGCTGGCCAGCGACCGGCTCTCCACCATGGAGCTGTCGGGCAACGTGTCCCCGGCAGTCCGCGAGGCCCTCATCGGCTCGCTGGCTGGCTCCCCGGTCATCACCCACCCAAACCTCGAGCCGAACGAGGCGTACTACTTCCACCGGTCCAGCTTCGTGCAGGGCTCCGTGGCGCCGGTCGCCCCGCGCGGTGCGGTGGTCTCGGCCAAGCTGTCGCGGAACGGCTACGCCGCTCGCTGGCTGATGGACTACGACCCGAACTTCCTCCGGGACCGTTCGGTCGTGTCGAGCTTCATCGGCATCAACGAGATCCTCGACGAGCGGGTCGGCGGCGACGGTGCGGACGCGGGCGACATCGTGGACAACCCGGACAACGTCCGGATCGTTCCGATCACCCTCACCGGCACTGGGTCGGTCCTGACTCCGTGATCTGATCCGGTCTGATCTAAGCAGCGGCCCCCCTCGCTTCGGCGGGCGGGGCCGCAACGCTTATGGGAGGATGTACCCATGACGACACTGATCACTCCGGCCGAGCTGGCCACCTGGGCGCGGCAGGACATCGCAACGGTGTCCGCTGACCCCTTCGCGCTCCTGGTGATCCAGACCGCCACGGAGATCGTATGCGACGTTGCGCAGCAGCCGAACTGGGAGCTGCAGAACCCCGCAGTCGCCGTGCCGCGCCAGGCGAAGCGCGTCTGCATGTTCCTGGCCGGCCGCACGTACCTGAACCCGGACGGCACCGTCTCCGAGTCGGTCGGCCCGATCAGTGAGCGCCGCCCCGAAGCCATGGCCGTCGCGGCGGCCAACATGGCGCTGCTTCCGTCGGAGGAGGAGCTACTGCTCACCCTGGCACCGGACGGCTCGACCGGACTCTGGATCCAGCCGACGACGCGCGCCGACGCGGCCGAGGATGACGTGGTCTACCTTCCCGACTCGTCGGGGTCTGACTGGTGGATCCCGTACGGCGACCCGAACACCACCGTCGCATTCACCCCGGTGACGCCATGAGGGGCGCCGAGACGATCCGCGTCAAGCGGCCTGCGCCGGTCGACTGGCAGGGCGACCCTACGGGTGACCCGCAGGAGTTCGACATCCGCAACTGCCAGCTCTGGCCCCGGTCGAGCACGGAGGACTCCGACCGTGGCCGGGTCATCATCGAGGGCTGGAACGTCTACATCCCGCCTGGCTCTCCCAACTCGGTGTACGCCACCGACACCATCGTGGTTCGCGGCGACGAGTACAGCGTCGTCGGCGTGCCGGGCGCGTACGACCTGAAGGGCAAGGACAAGGGCATGATCGTCGTTCTCTCGAGGACCGGTGCGTGATGGCGAAGGGTGCGCGCGTGAAGGCGCGCTTCGTCCCGAACTACCGGGAGTTCGACAAGTTCGCGACCTCGAACCAGATGCTGGAGCCCGTCTACCAAGCAGGGCACGACGTGCGACAGCTCGCCAGCCAGATCGCACCGCGCTCCGACGGGCCCGGTCCGCACTACGCCGACCAGTTCAAGGTCAACGCCAGCGCCGGGAGCATCCGCATTGGTAGGTTCCGTCGCGTCATCGTGGAGGTCGTGAACGAGGACAAGGCGGCGGCCCCGAACGAGTTCGGCAACCAGCACATGTCCGGCTCCCACCCGCTTGGCCGGGCCGGAGCCGCGATCGGAGACTACCGGGGAGTGATGGAGGGTGACTGATCTTCAGCCGTACCCGGACATCGAAGAGGCGATCCGGGCGATCCTGCTGCGCGACTTCAGTGCGGATTTCAGCACTCCAGCGTCGGTAGGCGTGGACTTCCCCGACACCAATCTCCCGCTGCCGTTCTGCAGGGTACAAGAACTGTCGCTCGGCCGCCGCACGAAGCTCCAGTACAATCCGGTCGTCGAGCTGGAAGTGCTCGCGGCCGGCCGGTCGGTAGCAAAGTCGCTGATCGGGAGGATTGATGCCCACCTACTGGACTATCCTCACAGTGTGGTCATCTCGTCCGGCCTCGTAGTTCTGGACATGGTGACCGTGCCTGTGGTCCCTGCACAGAGGCCGTGGGACAGTCCCAATGTCCGGCGTTACGCCGGTACCTACCAGTTCAGCGTACGGCGCTGACGACAGACGTGAAGGAAGGACCAGATGGTGGCTAGCTACGAGCAGCTCAAGAACAAGCAGACCGAGCTGATCCGCAAGGCGCTGGAGGGTTCGGTGTTCCTGTCGGACATCAGCGCCCCTGCGATCACCACGCTCACCGAGTACAGCGCGACGGCCACGGCTGGCGCCGTGTCCGGTTCCGCCTCTGCGGTCAACATCGCGACAGGCGGCGACCTCGTCCTGAAGATCGGCTCGACCGAGTACACCACGGCCCTCGCGGCTGCGGACACCCCGGCCAGCGTCGTGACCAAGGTCAACGCGGTCCTGGGTTCGGCTGGAACGGCCGACGTGACCGGCGGCGACTTCACCGTCACCGCGACCGACACCGGCTCCGACTCCGTCGTGACCGTCGTGTCGGGCTCCGGCACCGTCCTCGCCAACCTCTTCCTGGTCGGCGGCCAGAAGGGCTTCGGCCTGGATGCGGGCGTCAACCTCAAGCCCCTCCCGTCCGGGTGGGACGACCTGGGCTGGCTGTCCACCGACGGCGCCGCGTTCTCGCGCGACGTCGCGACCTCGGACGTCACGTCCTGGGGCTCGGTCACCCCGACCCGGTCGGACGTCACCTCCGACACCAGCACGCTCGCGGTCACCGCGCAGGAGACCAAGCTGCTGACGATCGGCCTGGCGACCGGCGCCGACCTGGCGGCCGTCACCCCCGACGCCAACACTGGCGAGGTCCGGGTCGAGAAGCCGACCCGTCCGGCCAGCCGCCACTACCGCGCGCTGAGCGTGGCCGTGGACCTGGGCGACGGCGGCGAGATCTACGTGGCGCGGTTCTTCCCGCGTGCGAAGGTCACGAACTACGCCGAGCAGTCGTTCGGCGGCGGCGACGACCCGATCGCCTGGGGCGTCACCCTGACCGGCGAAGAGGACAGCGACCTGGGCTTCTCGGAGTCCTGGCTGTTCGGCGGGCCGGGCTGGAACGCCCTCCTCGCGGACATGGGCTTCCCCACCGCCTGATCCGCATCGCAGTCGAGCTAACACCCCTGGCCTGGGCGGGCCCAGGGGTGTTACTCTTTCCCCATGAAACTTTCCCCGAACGAGATCGCCTACGTGGCGTCGAAGTACTGGAGTGGTCCCGACCTGATCACTGCCGTCGCCGTCAGCCTGGGGGAGTCGGGCGGCGACACCGAAGCCATGGGCCGATCGACCAGCGGCACCTCCATCGGCAACCGCGACCACGGCCTGTGGCAGGTCTCGAACAAGTGGCACCAGCTTCGCGGCGACGGTTCGCCGGGTCGCCTGCTGCTGGCCGGCGCCAACTGGCGCGACCCCGAGGTCAACGCCCGACTCGCCCGCGAGATCTACGACGAGGCGGTCCGCGCTGGCAAGGATGGCTGGTCGCCCTGGAGCGTTTACACGTCCGGCAGCTACAAGACCTACCTCCCCGACGCGGAGATCGCGGTCAAGGCTCCGTGGGCCCCGCCGAAGCCGGTGGACCTGACGACCATGCTGAACGCCATCGCTTCCTCGATCGCGGTCGGCCGCCTGGACAACAAGAACGCGTTCGCTGACCTGAAGACGCACGTCACCAGCGAGGTTGGCGGCGCCGTCGGCGACCTCGAGCTGGGCCTCAAGGCTGAGCTGGGCGACGTCGAGAACGACCTCGAGACGCTGATCAAGTCGCCGCACCAGATCGTGCTGACGACTCAGATCGTGCCGCAGTGATAAGCTGAGCGTCATGGCTGACAAGTACTTCGTGAAGGGCAACCTGCGCAAGGTGGCCCACAACGCGCGTGAAGAGGTCCGGCTGAGGTGGAACGGCTACCGCGAGGTGGCCGCCGCCGAGCCGGTCAAGGAGACCCCGGCCCTCTCCGAAGCGGAGATGGCGAAGCTGCCGGAGGCGAAGGACGCCGAGGTCGTTGACCTCACCGAAGACGCGGACGAGCAGCGTTGGGAGACCAACGGAGGCCCGTCCATCCGACCGAAGCGCAAGCCCAGCACCACCAACTGATCAAGGAGAGCCCGCCCGTGGCACAGGACAACGTTACCCACCTGAACCAGACCATCATGTCCAACCTGGACGAGATGGAGCGCGAGTCGAAGCCTCGGTTCGCCGCCGTGGTGGACGGCAAGCGATTCACGATGATCGACCCGGCCGAGATCGACTTCAAGGATCTGATGCAGATCCAGCACCCGGCCAACTTCCTGAAGTACGCGCTCGACGAGGAGGGCAAGAAGATCCTCGCCGAGGCCGAGGTGCCCGGCTGGAAGTTCAACAACCTGATCAAGTCGTACATGGAGTACT